GTTTGTTGGGAATATAAACCCTGTTCCATCTGCAAATGGTTTCAATTCTTCAATTTTAGTTTCTAATTCTTGTCTTAATGCAGTTTCCATTATTTTGGCTCCTTAAAAGTGGTTATATAGATATTAGTTAAGCCTGTAGGTATTCTGATAATATTTTCTCCATCTAATGTAGACCTATCTATTTCCTCAACATCATTAGAAATAGAAAAATCTTGTATTTCATCTACAGAATCTATGAAGTCACATATTATTTTCTTTACTGTTTCTTTGTCCATCTAACTCATTCCCCCTCTTGCAATCTCTGCATCTATTCTCTTTTTCATTTCTTTAACAATCGTTTTTTCCATTTCCCTTGAATTATTTTGTAAGCTGTTGTGCAAAAATCTGTAACCTGGTATGTATCGCCCGTTCTTTGCAAAAAAGCCATATTCTTGTGAAATAGGATAGTATGCAATTACTTTACCCGAACTATCCTTTTTTTGAAAAATATCATTCATTGCAGAGTCGAAGACTATTCTGTAGACTTTTTTTCCTTTTTGTTTAGAACGTTCACCCTTTAATTTCATACCTCTTTTTAAGTTTCCAGTGTCAACGGGTGCATCTGATTTTGCATCTTTTAAGACAATGTTCATACCTTTTCTTGCAGATGCAGTAACGTGTTTTTGTGGTACTTCTCCAAGCTTCTTAATTGACTTTTTAAGTTGTTTCATGCCCTCTATTCTAAAAGTAAGCCTAGCCATCTTCTCTCACCAGCCTACAATAACATAGCAATTCCCTGTTAAGCGACTTGACATTGACTGCCGATAGAATCTCATATATTTCATCGCCATGTCGAATTCTCATGTCGTTTGTAATACCAGGTACATATCTCATGTTAAATTTTACTTCTACCTTTGTATCCGTAGTTAATGCATTGAAGTATTCGTTGCCAAGTAGTGGGTCTTTACTTGCCCATATGCCACCCTTGAATATTGGCCAATCATCAATAGGTTCTCCATATTCATCTCGGCCTTTAACTCGGTGTAAAAAATCTATTTTATGCCTGTAATCTCTCATACTATATCACCTACTGTGTATTCAGAAGATAGTGTTAGATGGTGTTTAAGGCTTATATAAGACTGTTCAAATCTTTCTGCGATTTTTGGTTCATCATATCCAAAATTAGCTTTACAGTAGATAATTATAGCTCTTTTTATCAATGGATCTGTATCAATAACTTTATCTTTGTTAACTCCACTAAGGATTAAATCTGCTTTAGCTGATTCAATTAAATCTAAAATCTCCATATCTAAGTCATTGCCACTTATTCTAAGTGAAGTTTTAACATCTCCTAGCATCTAATCACCGCCTAACAGTTTTATAAGTTCTGCCTTGGTCTGCTTTGGGTTGTATTCTATACACTTATCATCAAGCATTCTTTGGAGTTCTTTTTTTGTGTAGCTTGATAGGTATTCGTTCGTTGCGGGATACTTTTGAAGATAATCTTTCCAGTCACCATCTTCTCTTTCTGTTTTTTTGATAATGCCTCTGTCAGTTAGGTCTTTAATTCGGTCAGTTTCATCACAAGTAAAAGTGGCACCGGGAAGAATAATCTCCCCGGTGTACTTATCACGAAACCGCCGGATGACTTCATATTTCATCAGCGATTCCCTCCTTTAACCTACTACCGTTGTGTCCTCGATGGTGATTACTGCGTCAACATCGCCCTTGTCAGTCTTAAATGTAATTGTGACAGCACCTTTGTCAAGCGTAGCAAGGTATGTTTTGAGAATCGTTATAACCAGATCGTCAGTGGTGTAATGCGTTTCCGGCGTCAAGGTATCTTCTCCAATATACACAGCCATAAGAGATACGCTTGTGGTGTTGTGTTTGATTTCGAATTCTAAATTACCATTGTTAGCCCCGCCAGGGTTTAAGTCAAATGTCGCAGTCTCCGGTTCAATTTCTAATGCCGTCGTGTTTTCCACAGTTAAAACTGCAGTTACGTCGCCCTGGTCTGTTTCAACCTTAATTACATGGTCGCCTACTTCCAAATCATCAACCTTTTCTTTTTTGATTGTAATTTCGCCGTCGCTCTCCGTGTAATCTGTTCCTTTTGTCAACTTGCTTGTACCGATGTATATATCACCTATGGTTACTGTGCCGATATTAACGGCAACCGTTAGCACCACGTCATCGTAACCGGCGCCCCTTGGATTGAGGTCAAACGTGGCTGTTTCAGGGCTAACGGTTAAGAGGATTTTTTTATTAATGCAAATGCCTTGGTGTCAAGCAGCCCTCCGTCTACGATTGTATATGCAGCATAATCAACAGTTCTTGCCTTAACGTGTTCCTCGGTTGCAAGGCTCATGGGTTCGCTGATGTTCAGCACATAACCCTTATTGGGGTTCC